TTATTAGTATTAATTACTGTATCACCTGTTAGTGCACCACCTAATGATACTAAACCACCTTGATTTATTAAACCATTATTAAATGTATTACCTGATGGTGTACTTGATTTTAATATTAAGTCACTATCAGTAGTACCAGTGGCATACCAATATTCTTCATTAGCTATATTTACAGTTAAACCAATATGTCTTAGACCCTGAATTATTGTGGTATTAACATGAGTTATACCTGTATAAGGAATATTATTTATTGGATTTAAATATTTATTTTCAAGTGGTTTACCAACATTAACTTGTATGTTATCATTTAATATAATTGCCATTATCTATTTTAGTTTTATCTATTTTTTATTTATATTAACTGTTTCTAAATTGTACTGTTGTATCAACACCTGCCACTTCTGAAATATAAAAATCATAATCAACTGCAGACCACAATCCTGTCGGTGAGTCAACACTTATATTTTCAATACGTACATATTTTTCACTAGTAGGTGAACTAGATGCAATTGCACCAGTACTTAATACTGTCACAAACCAAACTGTTTTATTTGTTGATGTAGATGGAATTGCAAGCCATGTAAATTCAGTTCCTGAAGTATTAAATGGAACAGTTACAGTACCACTACTTGTAACAAGACTTTTAGTTGCACCATTTAATAATGAGCTACTAGGCACAGGTTTAATTGAACTAGTATCATAAAATATTGGATAAATACCTGTTATTACAGGTGCACTATTACTTACAGTACCGGGTGCTAATGGAGAACCAAATGCATTGTCATTCGAATCTAATGGTTGTATTCCTGCATCATAAGTAACTCCTACTGATTCATTATTTGCTCCAAGTAGGACTTCATAATCAATTAAAGTAATTGTTTGAGTATCAGTAGTAGATGTTACTGTATTTGCTGATATACCAGTAAAGCTATATGAGTTAGGTGCACCCGATCTATCTCCTTGTCTTGTTGTTGATTGATCAGTAGTGAGATTTATATCTCCTCTATCAAAATTAGCTATGTATGTTATATTTATTATAGAACCAACTTCTTGTGTATTATTTACATTTTCTGTTAAATTAACAGATGGTGCAACAAATAGAGGTGTAAATACTGTTATTAAAATATCTTGTAAAATCTGTGAAAGAGTTCTTCCACTTATTACTGCACCAGTTCCTAATGCACCTACAGCAACATTAGTTGGTGATGCACCTGTATATGGTTGTCCAGAACCAACTAATAGTCCATCTACATAATCTTTATTTACAGCTTGTGTACCACCTGTTATACCATTTGCTGGATCAAGTAATAATTCTCCAAACAAAGTTAAGGTATTACCCGATGCTTGTTCAAATTTATTATCAGAAAGATTTAGTTTTGTTTTAAATGCCATATTAAATAGTTTTTTCTTTTATATAAATAGTTTTTTTTTAATTAATAATTATATTTCACTATGGTGAATATGAAGTTACATTCCAATTAATACCATTATATTCAAATGTTATTGATCCATAATCTGTGTTAATAAATGCTGTATTATCACCGTTGATATTTTTTCCATTACCAATAATTTCTATATTATTAATGTTTGCATTTCCTAAACCATCAGTAATTGTTATTTTACAACCAGTTTGTGGATTAGTTTGTAATGTATAACCAGTTGAACCTGATGATATATAATGTGAATCTATTGCATTATCTGGTATTGTTGCAACAGATAAGATTGTAGTAATAAATGTATTTCTAAGACCATTACTAAATATTACAATATTATCACCACTAGTAGTAACACTTGTAGTACCACTACCTATAATACTTCTGAATCTTGGATTTCTAAAAGCATCAAATTCCTTAAAAATTTTACCTAAGCCACTACCTACATGTGAGATTGTGAAATCTAAATCAAATCTTTGATTTGATATATTCCAGCCAATACCAAGACCAGCAAGAGATGCACCATCCACATCAATAGTAGTTCCATTTATGTCAATACCAATCCCACCTATATATGTTATTGGTAATGATAATGCAACCCATTCAATTGCTGTTGATCCCACATCAATAGGGTCTGGTGTTATAACAACCCAAAGTGTAGCATTATTTGTTGCTCCACTAACTACCGAAGTAAATGCACCTGAGACTATTTCACCATTAACATCAAAATCTAATGACCTACTAAAAGTAGTTGTACCTGTAGAGTATACATAAATTCCATTATCATTTTTATTTGTCTGATTTTTTACTAAAACTCTATCATCATGATTAAGATTATATCCATCAATTGTAGTATCTGATGATCCATTAGTTAAATCAATTGGTATAATAGTAGCAACTTGTACAGCCTGTCTTACACTTAATCCACTTGCTACTGAGTCTACATAAGCTTTATCTACTAATGATCTAGGTTGAAATGTGGGTGCATAATTTGCAGCATATCTAAGACCAAATTTGTTTGTAGTATCATCTTCAATTATGAAACTACTTGTACCACTAAAAGTAATATTAATATTGCTAGGTGCAATATAATTTTCTAAATCAACAGTAATAGTATTACCAGTAATATCTTGAGGACTAATACCTTGACCAGCACTTAATGCACCTGAACTACCAAGAGCAACGTCTAAGTAATCACCAACAAAAAGATATGCTTCTATAAATGCAGGTCTTAATGCAGATACATTATATCCTGCAGGTGGGTCTTGAACAAATAAAACTCCACTATATGGGTCTAAATTCCAATTAATTGAATCGAATTTAGTAATTACAGTTGTACCATTTGTTTGTAATAGTACTGGATCGTACTCAGTAGTACCATCATTTTTTAATGTACCATATAGAGAAGGCACAATTTGAAGTTTACCTAAAGCTTCATATAAATATGTACTATTTGCAAATATTGCAGATAATGCACCTCCATTTGAGCTATAATTTGAAGGTAATTTTAACCTGTAACCCTGTGATTGATTTATTCCAATTTCAGTATCGGGAATTAAGTCTATTTCAAATCTTATTTTTTCAATAATACCATCGGTGCTATATAAAGCACTTAGACCACCATTTGTTAATGGTAGTGGATTAACAGTCTCACCAAATATTGTTGTATATGCAATCTGTAAATTTGAAGAAATACTTTCCTCTGTTGATGCAAATCCAAATTGTGTGTGTGCCTTACCTGATAATTTTTTGAATGATATGGCATTCTTATTTATGTCTACTAATGGCATATTATATATTTGTTATTGTTAAATTATTGATTTTTCTAGTATAACCATTCCCTACACGAATTCTAGTTATTACAATATCATCTATTGCTACTCTTGGTGTTGTTGAAAGAGTACAACTTACAGTAGTAATACTTCCTGAATGTGATATTGTTATATTAGCGATACCTTCTGGATTACCAGTTGATGCAAAAGGATTTGACCATTCATGTGTTGTACCATTTGATCTTTTTATTAAAAATTCAAATTTAATATTATTACCTGATGGTGTTCCTAAAATACCATCATTAGTTAGAAAATTACTAGCATTACCAGTTAAATGATTTATTTGGAATGTTAGTGTTGATTGAGTTGTAGTATTTATAGATTTAAATTTTCTATAATGATTTCTTTCTCCTGTTGCCGAAGTATAATTTACATTAGCTGCTGGAGTATTTGTTACATCAGCAAAATTACCAAAAGGAATTCCATATTCAGAAGCCAATAATGATGAATTTGGGTAATATAATGATCCATTTAATACTAAAAGACCAGTGTTATATTGCGAAGTAGCACCAACTAGACTTTGAATACCATCCCAAGCATATGTAGTACTATTTATATTTGCATATAATAAAGGTAAATAATCTCTATCTTGTAATCTATTTACTTCACCTGAAAAATTTTCATTTTTTAATGTACTAGTATCAATTATATTATAAATTAGAAAACCTGATCTGTTAACAATACCTCCATTAAATGCTTTTACACTAAAAGGGTGTTTGATATCTATATTTGTTCTTAATTCACCACTATTAGTTAATGAGCCAATAACAGTAGTTACATTAATAGGTAATACTGATGTAATATTAATATCTGTATTTTGAGGATTAGATGTTGTGTTTAAATTAGGTAGTTGCTGTGAAGTACCACTCAAAATACCTGCTCCTATTATAGAATTAGAAGTTGGATTTCCTAAATTATTTCTATTTGGATATGTTATTGCTGTTGCTGAATTACTGTAAACGTTTTTATATACATTACTTGCTATAGCATTATAAGTTACATTACCACCAGTATGATATTTTACTCCAGAAATATTTCTACTTCCTGTTAAACTAATATTATTAAATGTTTCAGCAGATAATGTGATTGAACTTGATTCAGAATCAAATATCCATCTACTAAAATTAGTTGTTCTATTAAATGTAGCTCCACTATGTATAATTCTTAAATAATTATATCCTTCATTAAATATATTATTTGGAATATTGTAAGTACCTGTTCTATATAATAATCCAGCAAAGTTATTTCCATTATCAAACCTAACTGGTCTTGCCTGACTTAAACTTAAATATGTTCCTGATGTTGCACCTGTATTTGATTGAATATTTATTGTTTCAATAATAGTACCATTTAATTCTACTTGTATTGATCCTACATTTCCATCTTTAAATGCATTTGGTAAAAATGGTATTCCACTAACGCTTCCAATAACACTATCATTTAATATACCTGTAACATCATTTTGTGTTAGACCTTTTTGATTACCACTAATTAAATAAGTTCCATTTACATTTATTGGTGAACCATTACCTGCTGTTGATGCATTAGTATATCCAGAAATAATGTTACTAGTACCAAATGATAATTTACCAGATACAAATGATCCTGAGCTTGACTGATCTGTTAATATAATTGGTTGTGAAGGTGCTAATAATAATAATAACTCATTAATATCATCTACTGCATCTGCAACTGTTGTTGTTCCAGTAAAAGGAAATAAGCCATCACTATATGTCCCATCACTAGGTATACCTAGTGCGCCACCATTAGATGAAATTGTAATTACATTACCAGAAGTTACTATGTCTACTCCACTACCACCAGATAATGATCTTAAAAAACTAGTACCACCTGTACTTGCAAATTGATTATATATTAGTCCAGTACCACCACTTAAATTAGTTATAAGTCCAGCACCACCACCTGCACTATAAATGATTGTTCCTCCGCTATAAGTTAATGTTGCACCATCAAAAGGATTACTTGCATCAACAGGAACTCCTGCAATTTCTAATCCACCAATTATTTTTGCAAAGTTAGTTGTACCTGATAATGATAAAGTATCACCACTTTGTTGTTGAAATTGTAAATTAGCTAATCTTGGTCTAGTAAAAAACGTCATATCTATATCTATATTTTTAAGTAAAAACCTCCATAACAAAAAGCCGTTATGTGTTTTAAAAAAAATGGTTAAGTATAATTTAACCATTCATATATAAATACAGAATTATGATTTCAAAAGTAGTAGGAAATAAAAAAACCCACAAGATTTCTCTCATGGGTTTTAATTATTAATAAAATATAGTTGCGAGTACAGGACTCGAACCTGTGTAAACCTTATAAGGGACTCCGTGCTTATGAGACAGGTGAGATGCCACTTCTCCAACTCGCAAATCTTTACTTAGTTACGTTACAAAAGTAAGAGGCTTCACTAAGTCTGTAATATTGTACCTCCAAGTTTGAAAATTTTCAGGGACAAGGAGGAATAAATTTAGTGGAGAGAGAAGGATTTGAACCTACGACCACCCCCTTTTATGGAGGCACTCTACCGGACTGAGTTACCTCTCCAAATTTAAATAAGCCTGAGAATACAGCTATAAACACGAACCTTTCAGAAGATTATAATAAGCCAAAGCTCTTCCTTCTTTATCCACTACAGTTTCCCATAGTAATCCGTGATTGCAAGTAAATTACGTCAACCAATCGTATCGTTAAAAGTTTCTTCTGCTACTTCATATCTACTCTACTTATTTCAAAGCAAACTAAGGAGATGCCCCCAATAAACATCAGTAACACACATTCAGGCTTGCGACCATTATGCCCCGTCTTAATAACGAGTTTTGCAACTTTAGCTTCTAACGCTCTAGCACTTATGCTGTTTATGTACCATAATAGATTAAGAGTCTACTGCTAAATTTAATTAGCTAATTTTTATCTCATCGGAGTCTAGAAGTTGTGGCTAGAGAGTAGATTTCTACTTTTTGAATAGAAAATACTACACAACTTCCTGTGAGTACCACCTCACCGTTTCAAACCCTCCATCGCTTATCAATAGGACGAATCCTTTGTTTCACGTTATGGTTTAAGTTTTTCAACTGATTACCGCCCTACATTGTTGGTACAATTATGGACTATAACCTTACACTTATTTTTATTCTATTTTCATAGTCAATCCCGAATTCCTTACTTCGGAATCACTGCCTCAGTTAACCGCTAGGCGCACCTGAATATCTTAAACAGTGAATAGTGTATTGCTTACAAGTATTATATTTCTATAATCGACCTAATAGATGTTAAGAAATCTACTAAATCTTTATCCTCGTTTCCGAGTTTATCTTCCCATAAAAGGGCTTTTTCTTCCGAAGAAGAATAGAGAATATAAGCATCCTCAAATATTTTTATTTAATATGTCAAATTTTTAATTGCTGTACTTCTTTTAAGTACGATGCAAATCTAATTCTTTTTTTCTTTATTACAAAATGTTTTTAACTTTTTTAAAAAATAAAATTGTAATGAATAATTATAAATACGAATTAATTTATTAAAAGTTACAAAAAAATATAATATTTTATTTTTTAATGTTCGAGCTATTTTTACTACTCATTTCATTAAGTTGTTTTCTAATATCACTTTCTGATTCAGAAGATATCACAAATTTACTTAAATTTTTCATTTTTGCAAACTCATCCCTCATATTATCTTGTAATATATTGATATTTTTTTTCTGTTCTTCATTAAATACCTCATTTACAATTGGTTTAACTTCTACTTCTTTTTTAGGTAATTCACTAACTTCTTTTTCTTCCGCTTGATTTGTTGCAGTATCGCCACTAATAGTATCTTTATAGTTTACTAAGTCTCGTCCTTCTTTATTTGCATCCATATTTCTATTCATGGCTGCAATCTTTTCACTCAACTTATCAATTTGACCATCAGTAGCAATATTTGGTTCATCATCTTCATAGTCGCCCTTTTTATTTCGATAAGAGTAATCACTATCTCTCACAACAATTTTTACTGAATCATTATCGAATATAGCATCTTCAAATTTCTGACCATCTGCAGCAAATCTAGCTTTAAGTATTGCAATATTGGCAAGTCCTGCTCTTTTTTGTTCAGATGTTTTAGCAACAGACATTAAAAAATGTGTTTTTTGTGCTCGTTTAATACTTCCACCCATTTGTGCAGTACCTATAAATTCACTAGCACTACCATCATTAGAGTTACTTCCTAAACCACTTCTATTTGCCTGTATTGCAGTCCAACAAGGTATATTATAATCAGATGCAATTCCTTCAAAAGCTTTAATAATACCCTCTTCTGCTTTATTTTGATCGAAATATTTCTCATGTGGTTCAACACAATCTATATAATCCAAGGCAAGTAAATTAAAACTTATACCCCACTTTTTCTTATATCGATCCATCCATTGACGTATCTTAGGTATAGTGATACCTTCTTGAGGGAATTTCTTTATAATTAACTTACCTAAGTTTCCATTATTTTGATAATCTTTGACACGCCTTCCGACAGATTCTAGATTATCATTCATCTCGCTTAGTTTAGTATCAGACCATATCGCAAAGTGCTTACGTCTAATTTCATCTTCAGTGTCTTCAAATACTACATGAAGAACATTTTTACCTAATGAATGAGCTTCATTTGCAATTTTAGTTAATGCTGTTGATTTACCAACTCCAGTACCAGCAAGTATGATACCAATTTCACCTTTGCCTAGACCACCACCCATTAAATTATCAATAGCTAGTATTCCAGTTCCAATTGGTTCTCTAAAATTTACTTGTAAGGCTCTTTCAATATCATGAAAAATCTCAATACCTTCATCTTCATCACTACCAATATCACTAATTCTTTTAGTCTTTTGATCGATTTTATAATTTATTTCATCAGTCAAGCCATGTTTAATATTTGACATTATAAATGCAGCAAGTTCATGATATTCACCTTGTTTTATGAAATTGTATACAGATTTTTGTACTGTATCACCATCATAGTCTAGGTTTTTATTTAAAACCCTATCATTCCAATTTTTAATGTTCTGAGCAATACCTAATAATATTTCTTCATCTACTGGATTACTTACTTGTTTAAATTTAGTTATTGCATGAAAGATACTCTTATTTTGTAAGTTTGGTGTTTTACCATATTCATTAAAATATTCTCTTAATACAGTAAAAAATCTTCTATGGTTAGGATCATCAAAGTATTCAGTCTTAAGAAATGGAAATATTTTATTTCCAAAATCAGGTTCAGTTAATATTTGCCATAACACTTTTAATTGATAGCCACTTCCAAGGTAGCCATCAATTGTATGCTCTTCTGTCATTATAAAAATTGATTAAAATGTTATAAATAAATAAGATTTTTAATTTTGAGTCCTATCATTACGTTTTGTGTTTTTTATGAAATTAGGATCACCTATTTTTTCCAACATCATATCTCTTCGTTTATTTGAAAATTCTCTGATTTGGTTTATATGTAAACCATAGGCGTATATTAAATCATAGTCATCCCACATGTGTGATATATCTTGATTTTTCAATTTAAGATTAATTTCTTGAGCGATATCATCTACAGTCTCACTTAATTCAATTGAAAATCTTGATGATGGATTATACCCTTCGACATAAAAATCTCTTTCAACAATAGGATTATTATTAATATATAATCCAAATTTAAATTGAATTCCTGTATATGTTTTACCATTAACAGTTTGATTAGACCTTTTCTTAAGTTTTAGTTTTTCATTAAAAGGTTTACCATTAAGTTTAGTGTGTTCAATTTCAGTTAAATTTTTGTAGTACTCAAGAAAATCGTAACTAGTTTGACCAAAGTCAATCTTATGTGAGATATTTCTTCTTGATAGTGCTTTTTGTAATCTTACTATAATTGAAAATATATCTTCTCTAATATCTACTGAGTAGCGAACTACAGGATTAAATACATCTGCTGAAAACAGAGTTTCAATTATTGTTTCGTCATCTTGGTATAAACCAAATTTAAACATATTTTCGTGTTCTTTATTTTCCATCTTAATTTATTGTTTTGTTATGTACTTCAAATATAACTCAAATATTTCACTAAGTCAATCATTTTAAATAAGCTTTCGCTTTATTTTTAAATAATTTTTATAGTTCTGTTTTTCATTCATGATTACAGGATAAAATGGTTCAATATAGTTAACAAATGTCCCACCATATACAGATAAAAATTGATCTTCATTCATCATGATTAATAGATTCTTTGAATTTCTATCTTCGTCTGATAATGGCATTTCCATTTGTGCTAGTTCTTCTTCTGCTTCTTCATTTAAGAAAGGTTCAGAAAGATTCATTAGCCTATGGTTAATCTTTAATCTTTCGATATTCGAAAGTAGATTTTCAAATGCTTTAAGTGGTTTTTTCTTGTTTTTAACTCTTTCCTTATTAATTTCATCTGCTTTTTTACAGATTTCTCTCACTGTAAATTGCTTAAATTTCATTTCAGGAAAATGTTTAAGTAATGTAGTCTCCTTAATTCCTGCTATACCAGCTAAATTATCGGATGTATCACCTTCAATTATTTTTATTGATAATGCATTTTTATAGTGATAATCAAATTCAAAAAAGAAATTAGTTTTATTAATTGGATTTTGAATATTACCAAACTTAATTGTAATATCATATTCTAATAATTGTAAAAAATCTCTATCATTTGTATAAAGAGTAATATCTTCATCATTTGACTTTTCAATCACATATGCAGCTATTAAATCATCTGCTTCAATACCTTCAACTTCTATTTGTCTTATGAATAGGTCTTCTGCATATGATTGAATTCTTTTTCTTTGTTTTAATAAAGACTGTTCTTTATATTCTTCTCTTTTTATTTCAGCATCAGATAATTCAATCTTAACATACCATTTTTTATTCTTACGATTTGCTTTATATGCTGGATCAATAACATGTCTTTGTATTCCACCATTTTCACCATCCCAAGCAAGAATAACCTTATTAGCTCGATAATCTCTTATAAGCATTCTAAGTGTTGTCATAAAAGAATATAAACCACCAATATGCCCATAGCTATCAGTATATGTATCTTTAGCTCCACTAAAAGATCGCTTTAATAAGTATGATCCATCAACTAATAAGGTTCTTGTTTTCACTTAATTATCTTTCTCGTTTTCAAAGTCATCCATTAATTCTTGATTACCTTTTTTTAATGAATTAACTTTATCTTCTAAATCATCATGATTAAAGTCAGTTTCTTCATCCACAATATATTTATTTTTTATATCATCTGCTGTAAGATTTTCTTCTTTTAAAACATCTCTAAAAAATTTAATATGTTCTTTCTTATATGCTTCCTTATCTGCAGATTCTATACCAATAAATCCATGCGGAGTTGATATTACTTTCCCTTCAAATGAGATACCACCAAGATCACCATCAATTTGATTTTTCTCAACTCTTATCTTAGTTTCTACACCATAAGATACATCACGACCACCAAAAGTAGCTGCAATTTTTTTAGTACCATGTGACTGAATTCCACCATGATGAAATATTAATCTAGCACCATAAAATAATGCTTCACCACCCTTATGTTTAATAACACCTGCACCTTGCATAGAATCAATCCATATTTTTTGTACACCAATCATTGTATTTGTATATGGTTTATCAATCTTTCTAGACCTTGGTATTCTACTATTTACTAAGTATTTAAATGATTTCTCAAATGCACCAGCATTCCACATATTATTGTCATTGGTATTCTTTTCATGTGCATTAATTGTTTTAATACAATCTAATGTTCCGAAAGAATCAACAGCGAATAATAAATCAAAAGGTAATTCACCTGCATCTTGTAAATCTAAGAAATGATGAATACATTCTGCCATATCTTCAATAGATGCTTCATTACGGCTTTTGTCATGATTTTTACCAAAATTCTGCAATAAAAAATCATTATCTACATAAATATAAAAACCTTCATTTTCCTCATCTCCTAAATCAAATCCCATTTTTTCTAAACGAGATAAACTTAAGTTATTTTCAGTATCAATTATTATTGATAATACACCCTGTTTTTGTGCGCCAACTATTGCTTCTGATAATGATGTTGATTTACCAGTATTTGAAAATCCTCTTGTAAGGGAAACATAACCCATTGGAAATCCATCCATTCCTGTTTGGTCTTTAAATGCTTTTGAGCATTTTAACCATCTTAATGGTTTGTTAGAGATATTCTCACTATTTGTTTTTTTCTTGAAGTCTGATAGAGAAAAGCTTTTTTTTACTGTTGGCTTTCTAGCAGCTTGATTTGTTGGAGTTTTACCCATTATATTATATTTTTTTATTGTAAAATATTATTGTTAAAAAAAGGTGGAAATTATTTTCCACCTTTTTAAAAAAAATCTATAGTATATTAAAATGGTAAATCATCATAATCATTATCTGAGTCATTATCATATTGTTCTACAATAGCAGGTTCTAGTTCTTTTTCTTGTTCTACAATACCACCACTTATATCTAATGAATCATCTTTATACTCACCTACATCTTCTTTAGTGACATTATTAATGTTTACATTATTATATGAATTTGCAACAACATCTGATGCTCTCTCTACTTTTCTCTCTACGTTGTCAGTATTTGAACCAAGCGAAGAATCTCTATTGTTCATCTTTTCTTGTTTTTCATAATCTCTAGGATCAGGAAAAATCCACTTCTTGTTGCTCTTATCTGAATCGTCCCAATATGGATCAGTACCTTTTGCAATACGATCTAAATATTCTAAATCTGTTAATTCGGGAGCACTAGCAGGTTTAAAAACATCTCTCCATGTCTTATTATCACTTAACCACTGATTACGAATTAATTCGTCATCGGCTAGTAATGTTGCACCTTTCGCCATTATGTTTGATACATCTTTAAATTTCACACTTGATCCCGGAATTTGGTTATCGACAACGCTAATAATTAAGTCAGTACCTTTTAATGGATCAGCAAAATCAACTTGTGATTGTTCCACAAAATTCTGCAATGCCGGCATTAATTTATCATAGATACCTTGTTTCTTAAAATTGTGTTTAAATCTCCAAAATTTAACACCATCACCAGTGCTGTTTCTATCAATACCCCTAACAATATAGAATTTTTTAGCATCAAATGACATAGCATCTCTATAGATTCTATCATTATTTTTTTTAATATCTAATTGTTTGGTATTCATATCTTCTTTTTTTACTTTACGAAGAGATTGATCCTGTTTAGCAAGTTCTTGATCCCTTTTATCACAAATAGGACATGGTGCTGGAATCATGAATGGTTTACCATCTGCATCAGTAACTACATTTCCTTCTTTATCAAGTTTTGCAACTTCAGGATCGTTATGTCTTGGACAATAAATTTTTCTATATCTCTTACCATCTGTAGAATTAGTTTTTACAGCATGAAAAAATGCAGTCTCAACGTGTTTACGACCAGCTAGTGGAGGTATAATTCTAAAAGTTTCTTTATCTCTTCTTGGGGTAAAATACCTAGCGAGGATTTCTTCTTTACTAAGTTTTTTTGGTTTACCATCACCTTGGGTTTTGTAATCAGCGAATAAGGCTTTCGCTGCATCAAGTGCACCACCTTGTGGTATACTTGAATTTTCATTTGAATTTTCCATTAATTTTTACACTTTTTATTTAAACTTCAATTGTTTTCTTTTTTATAATTCGTTAAGAAACACAATACTACGAATTAATTTTTCAATTGTCAATCTTTTTTAATTTTTCACTTAAAATATTTTCACTTTTTTTATTTTCACTTCAATTCTTCTACTTTAAATACATCAAAATATATTTTTTTTATTAAAAATTTAAACTATTTCAGTTGATGTTACAGTGAAATTTATTGGTTTTTTTACATCGTAAAGACTACCACTAGACATTTTAAC